AAACGTTTAGGAAAAGCGTCCTGGCAATACGGTAGTACATTAGACTACGCAGGAATCCAGGAATTTACTCACCGTTCGAAAAAAGGATTTATCCGTAAGTCCATTTGGGACAATGAGGCGGATTATCAGCGAGCGATTAAGCGAGAGGTAGCGGATTAATGACTCGCTTCCACCAACACGGACTTAATCGCTCCCTCCTCTTACATCTACGAGATAAGCTCCCCGACGCAAAGGTCGACCTCCACTATGATGGCTACGAAATACCTGATTCCCCACGCCCTCTTATCATCGTTGAACAGATGCCGAGTAGTCACGAAATTATAAGCAAGCAGCGCGAAGGTATCCAAGCAATCTACCGATACCAAATTGCGCTAATAGATTTAAACAGCGTAAATTTATCGGTCAATCAGGAAAGGTTAACGGACATTTTCCATTTCGATAAATTTACGTTTTACGACACCTTAAGAGACTCCCGACAGACGGGGTCTTTTTTATGCGAATTAACCGGGATTACTCCGATACACCCGGAAGATATATCGGAAAAATCAAGCTATCATCGAGTCTATTTTGATATTGAGATAGCAACTTTAAAAAGGAGTGGAAGTTAATGGCAGTAGGAGAAATCTACAAAGGCGAAGAATTTATATACCTCGTTGAAATCACAGGACAAAACGGAACTACCTTAGTACGTCCGTTTGACCAAACAGGCGGAGGTACGTCAATTGAATCGACACGAAAGACAGGTCTGGAAGTTCCCACGGAAAAGTGACACAGACAGTTTCCCTCGAAGGTAACATTACCGAAGGCGACCCGTTTCCTAAAGCTATGGTACGAATGATTCGCAATAAAGAGTACGTAAAAATTTACGAAATTGATACGCGGACAAACGAAGGTGAGTACGGAATGTACATGGTTTCTTCTTTTGATCGCGAATATGAAAACGGAGACAATTCTACTTATTCGCTGGAAGGTACGTTATTTGGTACGACAAAAGAAATTCAACTGGATGAACTACCAGAAGGCGCACCTCCATTAGAAGGAATGGAAGACGACGAAAACGACGGCGGCAACGAAACTCCCTAGCGACCCGCCCGCAATCGGCGAGGCGGAAATCGGAAAGGATTTTACAGTTGGATAGAGCCTTAACGAAGGGAGGAGCTATATTATGGCG